GGGTACGACAGTAACAGCCACTACTGGCTTTGTAGGCGGTCTGACGGGCAATGTCACTGGTAACTTAACTGGCAACGTCACTGGTAATGTAACTGGCGACCTAACAGGCAATGTCACAGGTAACGTCACAGCGTCTTCTGGTACTACAACGCTGAACGATTTAGTCGTTAATGGTACTGCTGACTTCACCAATACTAAACTAACAAACGTCACCACACCTACAGCAGACTCAGACGCAGCTAACAAAGGCTATGTAGACTCTACAGTCGCAGCAGTCATAGATTCTGCTCCTGCCGCGTTAGACACTCTTAACGAACTAGCCGCCGCATTAGGTGATGACGCTAACTTCGCAGGTACAGTTACAACAGCACTAGCCACTAAGCTACCTCTAGCGGGTGGTACGATGACTGGTGCGATAGCAATGAGTACGTCAAAGATTACTGGACTTGGTAATCCTACGGCTGCACAGGACGCAGCTACTAAAACGTATGTTGACACAGCAGACGCACTAAAGCTCAACCTCACTGGCGGCACTATGTCTGGTGCTATTGCTATGGGGACTAACAAGATTACTGGTGTTGGCGACCCTACGTTAGCTCAGGATGCAGCGACTAAAGCCTACACAGATTCTATTTTAGGCTCAGCCACTTCAGCAGCAGACTCAGCCGCAGCAGCAGCCACATCAGCTAGTAACGCCTCTACATCGGCAAGCAACGCCGCAACATCAGAGACTAACGCAGGTAACTCAGAGACAGCAGCAGCTAGCTCAGCCGCAGCAGCAGCAACTACCTATGATAACTTTGATGACCGTTACCTTGGCGACAAAGCGTCTGACCCTACCTTGGACAATGACGGCAACGCTCTTTTAACGGGTGCGTTATATTTCAACACTACGTCAGATGCGATGAAGGTTTACACAGGCTCTTCTTGGGCTGCTGTAGCGCCTACAGCGACGTCAGTCACTGTAAGCCAAATTTCTGACCTGACCGCAACTGCTGCCGATATAAATACTCTTGACGGGATCACTTCTACAACTGCGGAGTTGAACTATTTAGACATAACAACTCTTGGCACTACTGAGGCATCGAAGGCAGTTACAGCAGACGCTAACGGCGTGGTGACTTTTGATAACGGTAAAATCGAACAATCAACAGCAATCACATCAAGCTCTAATGCAGCAACTCTTAACCTAAGAGATGGCGATAATTTTACCCATACGCTCACAGAAAATGTTACTTACACGTTTTCTAATTCTGCCGCATCGGGAAAAGTAAGCGCGTTTTCATTAAAGGTTACTCAAGACTCGACTGCTAGAGTTATAACATGGCCTTCTAGTGTAGATTGGACGGCTGCTACAGCGCCAACATTAACTGCCACCTCCGGCGGAGTAGATGTTTTTGTTTTCGTCACTTATGACGGTGGCACTAATTACTACGGCTTTACTGCCGGACAGGCGATGGGCTAATGAGTACAGCAAATAAATTATTGCAAGCAGCGGCAGGCAATGTGGTCGGTGGTTATGAATACAATTACCTCGCTTTTCCTCAAAACACGGCGAGCGGAGCTTCAAATTATTATGATTTGTATATTAGTGTTGCAGATGTTTCTGCTAGACCAACAATGTCAATGCACGGCTACAAGAATTTAGGTAATGGTCGTTTCAATCTTTACATGTGGGGACTTGCAGGCGACCCTGAAAGTCATGTTGTTTTTTGTAACTCAGCACAAGGCGCTAAAATTTCTGCTGTAGATATAGAAGGCTCAATGAATATTTTGTGGTCAAAAAATGTTGCATCGGTTAAGGCTTTAACGCACGATCATGAAAATAAAATTCTTTATTATATATCTAGCAACAATACGTTAAATGCTATTGATTCAACTGATGGAACATCTCTTGGCACATTATCACTTAGTTTAACATTTACGCCAAGTCAAGTATTTAACGCAACATTAGTAGACGATAACACCCGTCTTGTGATTCTTCAAAGCTATACCTCTAGCGCAACTGATAATTGTTTAGCTACTTTCGATGTTTCCAATCCTTCAAGCATGAGTCTTGATTCGCAAAATGCCGTAGATATTTATAATGGTGATCAAGTCGGAATTGGATGGGATGCAGAGTCGCAGATATTATGGATAAAGGCTTATTATGATCAAAAAGTATTTGGCTTAACGCAAAGCGGATCGGGATGGGTTAAAAGTTATACAATTAACGTCGGAGCAACTCCGTTTTCAATGACAGTCGCAAAAGGTTTAGACGCTGTTATTGTCGGAACAAGTAACGAGCTACAGATTTGGGATGTTTCTACTCCGTCTTCTCCGTCAAAAGTTTATACAGGAACAGGAAACGAAAGACAGTATGCTTTGTCTTTTGATGAAGTTGAAAAGTTTGCATACGGCTCAAGAATACCGTCTAGCACTAGTTGGGGCATTGGCAATTGGGATTTAAGTTCTTCTATAAGCAGCCCGTCCTTTACACAGTTAGCAAATCTTGGCACTCCATACACAACTTGGACAGGCTTTAATTCGGCCACATCAATAGTCACATAGGATTTATCATGTCAATTTACCGAGACAGAACAACCGGCGAACTAAAGAACCGTTTGCAACTAAAAAGAGAAGCAACTATGTCGCTTCCTTCTCAGTGGAGTGATAGCGTTTTAGATGCTCTTAATGTTGATTTGGTAATTCAACAAGAAATTCCAAATTATGATTCTGCGATTCAGAAAGTAGAGTTAAATACTACAGCAACACAAGTTAATGGAGCGTGGGTTCAAGATTGGACTATCTTGACAATGACCAACGAAGAGCAAGCAGAGCATGACGTTCAATCAAGAGCAGCAGCAAGACAGCATAGAGACGCACTTTTGCAGCAAACAGACTGGCGAGCTAGTAGTGATTTAGTTTTGCCAGCTGAGTGGGCTACATATCGTCAAGATCTTCGAGATATTACTTCGCAAGAAGGATTCCCGCACACATTCGATTGGCCTACAAAGCCATAACCTAAACAATGACGACCCCCAAGTTGAATGATAAGTCTGAGATAACGAAAGAAGACTAAAGGAACAACAATGGAAGACCGATTAAGCAGAGTAGAGAAGAAGATTGACACACTCCAAGAAGCTATCGTGTCACTGGCGCGTGTTGAAGAAAGACTTGTCACTGTGTTTAATCGGCAGTCCCATATAGAGACTAAAGTGGACGCTATAGAGAATAAGATGGATGTCTTAGCTGAAAACATGGCTAGCGCTAGAACAATGGAGCGTCTGATCTGGGTAGTTATTGTTGCAGGCATAAGCGCTGTCTTTACATACATAGGAAACTAAGATGACCTATTTACAATTAGTCAATAGTGTGCTGCGACGACTACGTGAGAATGAAGTAGAGACTGTTGCAGAGACGAGCTACTCAGCCTTAATTGGTGACTTTGTCAACGATGCTAAACAGATCGTAGAAGACTCACACAGTTGGTCAGCGCTGCGTACAGCTATTGAGTTTGACACAGTTAATGGAACGTCTACATACGCTCTTATAGGCTCTGGACAGGACGTTGAAGTCAGAGAAGCAATGAACGTTACAAGTAAGCTGCGTCTACGCAGTCGTAACAGAACATACATGAACAACTACTACAAGATTGGCGAGCCTGTCTCTGGTACGCCTTCTGAGTTTGCTTTTAGCGGCACTGACAGCAACGGCGACATCACTGTACAAGTGTATCCACAGCCTAACGGCATTTACGAGCTGTACTTTGACTCGTTTGTACGACAGGCTGATTTAACAGCTGATGCTACAAGACTTAAAGTGCCGCACAATCCTGTGCTACAGCTAGCATTGGGTATGGCGTTGCGTGAAAGAGGCGAAACAGGTGGTCAGTCTGCAGCAGAGCAGTTTGCTATTGCTGACACTGTGTTATCTGACGCTGTTGCGTTTGACGCTAACAAGTACGGTGAAGACACTACCTACGTCGCTGTCTAAGGAACTTAAATGGCTCAACAACTACAAAGCATTACTATCACTGCGCCAGGATTTGCAGGCATTAACACGCAAGATGCGCCGTTGTCACAAGAGCCTACCTTTGCTGCTGTAGCGGATAACTGCGTCATTGACAAAGAAGGCAGAATAGCGGCTCGTAAGGGTTATAGCATATTAAACGGTAACGACTTGTTAGGCTCTTCAGACGGTGTTGAGTCTATGGGTGAGTTTGTTGCTGATGACGGTGACGTTACATTCTTCTCTGCAGGCAATAACCTGATCTTCTCAGGCACAACAACAATGACTGACGTGACGCCTGCAGCGTACACTATCACAGACAACAACTGGAAGTTTGTACCGTTCAACAACAATATGTATATGTTCCAACGTGGACACGAGCCTCTAGTGTACTCAGACGCTACAGGCAGCGTTACAGCAATGTCTGCACACGCTTCTGCGTCAGGTACGCCTCCACAGGGACACATCGCTATAGGTGCGTTTGGTCGTCTGTGGGTAGCTGATCTAGCTAACAACAAGTCTACTATTTACTGGTCAGACTTGCTTAACGGCTCAGGTTGGTCAGGAGGCTCTTCAGGCTCTATTGACATCACTAAGGTATGGCCTACAGGGTATGACACTATCGTCGCTCTAGCGGCTCATAACGGCTTCCTAATCATCTTTGGACGCAACTCTATCATTGTTTACTCAGGTGCTGATAGCCCTGCAACAATGGCGCTGTCTGACACTATCTCTAACATAGGTTGTGTCAACAGAGACGCTGTAGTCAGCACAGGCAGAGACATCATCTTCTTAGACGACTCTGGTGTACGTAGCCTGTCTAGAACGATACAAGAGAAGTCAGCGCCTATTGGTGACGTGTCTAAGAACGTTAACAACGATATTAAGTCTTTGTTTGCATCAGAGACTGGCAACATTAAGATGCACTACTCGCCACGACAGGCGTTTGTGTTGCTTAACTTCCCTGAGCTTGGTGTTGTATACGCGTTTGACACACGCTTTCCTTTGCAGGACGGCAGTTATAGAGCTACAACGTGGTCGCACATGAATCCATTATGCTTTGCTGAGACATCAACAGAAAAGCTGTACATTGGTGTGTTAGACGGCATTGCAGAGTATACAGGCTTTACTGATAACGCTACAGGCTATCAGTTGAGTTATTTTAGCCATCCGTTGAGCTTTGGCAGCACGTCTAACCTGAAGTTCTTAAAGAAGATTAACTTGACTACGTTTGACGGTGCAGAAGCAACAGTGGTGTTGAACTGGGCTTACGACTATTCAGGTGCTTACACTAAGCAAGCCTACACACTACCTAAGTCTAACGCAGGTCAGTATAACATCTCAGAATTCAACACAGAGGCTGAGTATTCGTCGTCTATAGCGCTTATCAATCGTCAGAAGATCAACGCTAGCGGACAAGGCACTGTAGTCGCTGTTGGTGTTGAGACGACTGTAGAAGGCAAAACTATCGCAATACAAGAGCTTAACATTCACGCATTATTAGGAAGGATTGTTTAATGAGTAACTACACTAAGCTAACTAACTTTGCAGCTAAAGACGCTCTTGTTAGTGGTAACCCTGCTAAGGTGATTAAAGGTGTTGAAGTTGGTGCTGAGTTTGACGCTATTCAAGTAGCTGTGGCAACTAAGTCTAACTTAGAGTCTCCTACGTTTACAGGCACTGCTACATTTGATGGACTAACCGCTACAGGCACTATTGCCTTATCGACTGTTGACGGTGGCACGTACTAATGACGCTGACTGAGGCTAAGCAAGTGTTAATGCTTGAGCTAGTCAGGGCTACTGCAGGTAACTACAGCGTAGAAGAACTACTAGAGCTGTACTACTTTATGACTGAGCCTGAAGAAGAAATTAAGCCAACGTTAACTGTTTTATCTAAAAAAGAAGTTGACAAGTCTTGCTAAATAGAGTAAAGCGTGATATACTACTTGACATTTGGAGTGTTTTGTGTTTACTAAAGTAAAAGCAGCATTTAGCTTAGTACAGAAAGGAAAAGCAGTCTCTGACCCTGCTAAGTGGAAAAGTCGTCAGATAACCGCTACAGCGCTCACAGGAGCTATCTGGGCTGCTATACAGACTGCAGAGGCTTTTGGATATGCGCTACCAGTGGACGAGCAAACCGTTGACTCTGTTGCTGTTGGTGTTCTTGCTGCTGTTAACTGGCTGCTCACACTATCAACATCTGAAAAGGTCGGGGTGTAGCGTAGGAGTCAAACCAGTAATGGTGAATCCTCATTGGATTAATGTAGTACCTAACATATATGGCGTTGAAGCCATTTTATTAACAGTGGAGTGTGACTTATGAGTTTGTTTGAATACTTAGGTTGGGTTAAGCGTCTATGGAATATGGTAGTCGATATAGTCAAACTAATCGAGGAGACAATTCCTGATGATGGAGCAGGCAAAGAAAAACTTATGGCATTTGATGTCATGCTCAAAGCAGCAATTGAAAAGGCTGATGACATTGATGCTGAGTTTGATAAGCTGCAGCCTGTGGCTCATGATATTGTTTCTAGTGTTGTTACTCTCTTTAATACCGTGGGACTATTTAGACGATCTAAGTAAAGATTAAACACTAGCAGCGCTTTGCGCCTAAGGAATTATTATGGGTATTTTTTCAGACATTAACGATCCAATGGCTGACATATACGGACAAAGCGAAACGTTCGGTGGCGTTGCTTCTTATTTGCCCGGACAAGAAGACGCCTTTAATTTTGACGCTATCACTGGAATGATTAGCGATATTGTTAATAAAAACACAAGCAGCATTGGAGGCACAGCAGGTTTAACAGAAAGGATTAACACCGCTTGGGATAACTTGCCAGCAGGGAAGTGGTACGACCCAGACACAGGATTAGAAATCCCTAACTTTGATCCTAAAACAGGCACAGGAATGGGGACTTTGTTTCCGACCTTTGTCTCTGATGCTGACGCTGCTGCTTCTGACGCTGCTGCTTCTGACGCTGCTGCTTCTGACGCTGCTGCTTCTGACGCTGCTGCTTCTGACGCTGCTGCTTCTGACGCTGCTGCTTCTGACGCTGCTGCTGACTCTACTTCTGTTGATAGTTCTCTTTTAGGAGACAGTGATCTTGAAGGAAACGTTGAAACAATAGCTGCTACGGTTGCTGCCGACGCTGCTGCTACTGACGCTGCTGCTAACGCTGATGGTGCTACTGACGCTGCTGCTGACAGCACTGTTTCTGTAGACGATTCTACTGATGTTGATTTTAATGAGACTTGGGTTTATGACGCAGCAACTGACTCATTTATAAGCAACACACGTGGTGACTCTATACCCAATAGAGGCAATGCTACGCTTCAAAATGGAGCTACGTACTCAGTAACGCCTGTTTTAGGAACAGATGGAGTTGCAGCAGAGCACGTTGTAGATTCTGAAGGCAACATTGCAGGTGTTATTACTGTAGA